TTCTGGTACGACTGCTGCATTTACAAACTCTATGCAAGCATTCAGTAAGAAGTGGAAACTAGGTGTAGGTAAATCAGTTCCTTGGCCTGTAGGTGTAGGAAACAAAGGTAATGCTGGTGTTGCTGGTACTCTCAGAAATCAGGTAGGTGCTATTGGTTATGTAAATCAATCTTATATTAAAGGTGAAGTAGTTGCTGCTGCACTAGAGAATAAGAATGGTGAGTTTATAAAACCATCAGTTGAGTCGGGTGCTATATCACTTAATGGTATTAAGTTAGATGAGAACTTAGCAGGAACAGATCCAAACCCAGAAGCAAAGGGTGCATATCCTATTGCTACTCTAACCTGGGTTCTTGCTTATGAAACTGGTAATGGTAAGAACACTGAAGCAGTAAAGGAAACCTTTAGAAAGTTACTCAGTGATGAGTATCAAGAGAAGGCATCTGTTTTAGGGTATGTTCCTTTGAGAGGTGACATACTACAGAAAGCACGGGATGCCGTACAAAGAATAGGAAGTTAATATAAGTTAATATTATGACCCTCATAAGAGGGTCTTTTTATTGTTCGGATACCCGAATGTAAAGAAACTTTACAAGATTTAATCTTTCCTATATAATTATGTTACGTTTCTTTACAAACGAATGACAAGTTCAACATCCAATATGGATCGTTACACAACTACTGAATACGGTAAGCAAAATATGTTTGCTTCTGAACCTCAGATAGAAGTAATGGAAAACTTTAATTATTGGGAGAATGCTGAACTAACTAATGGTCGCCTTGCGATGATTGGTTTCTTTGCAGCAATCCATAACTACATCTTGTTTGGTGCAGTTATGCCAGGCATCTTTTGATATCAAAAGGTCTTTACACCACTAGCATGTGCTAGTCACTTTTAACCCTCAATCCAAAAAGGAGAAAATCAATGACACCCGAAGCAGAAAAGTTTAATGGCTGGATGGCCATGATCGGAATAGTAGCAGCACTAGGTGCTTACTCATTCACAGGTCAAATTATTCCAGGAGTATTTTAAGATGTCTAACATAGCAATTTGGCAGAGAGCCAACGGTAGGTTTGCAATGGTTGCTTTCTGGGCAGTCGTAGGTGCATATACCCACTTCAAATACTTTACATAACTAAATAATTACTCGTAACTTTATCAGCAAAGGAAAACAAATGGGCGACTTAGTAGCCGCATCAGACAGTATATCTCCACTAACAGCAATCCTATGGTGTTTCTACCCTATGGCAACTTTAGTGTTGATTGAACTTATTATGAGAGCAGTCAATGATGATGACGATGATGATTTCCAAGGTGGTAAAGGAGTAAGAATAGCACAACCTGTTGCTGTTCCATCAGGTGCTTGACTAAGAGTAAAAATACCTATATAATTACTGTAGAGTATTTTTACCTAGTCAAATGCCAATAGCAATTTTTTTAGGGTTAGTATCCCTCGTAGCATATACAAATGTCGGATCTCTCGTTCTTCAATAATATATTAATTAATACTCCAGCAGGTGCTCATGGTCTGTTGGAGTTTGGATTCTTTATGGCAGTAGGTATAACAGCAGGTTCATTGGGAATGATATGAACCTCTTACATCATTGCACTATAGAATTATTTGTAACTGTTGTTGTGGGTGGTACACTAGCAATACTGGTCACTGCTTTAACATTTGACAATTGATAATAATATAATATAATAAGGAGACACTCTTCAGAACAATGCCCAACAACATCACTTACGATCAGACTGATACTAGAGTTAATGGTACTACTGAAAATGAGTTTGAGGAGTTGGGAAAAGAATTGACAGAAGAAAAATTTAAGTTAAGACAGAATTCTTTGAGATTATTGATGGCGAACTTTGGTTCTACATCTCCTGCAACAGCAATATATGAATGTGCTCATGAGTGGTGCGAGAAACAATATACTACAAATGGGCTTGCAAATTACTTCAAAGCATACTACACTGGCGAAAGATATAAATAAAATACTTATTTTAGGACAATGCAAAAATTAATTAATGTACTTGCTCTTGCGTCTACTGCTGTATCTGTTGCCGTTGTTGGCACTGGTGCTTACGTTTACGTTAATAAAGACTCCATCATAGAGAGTGTTACAGAGAAAGCACTTGGATCTCTTGGAGGTCTTGGTGGAGGATTAGGTGGTGCTGGTTTAGGTGCTCCTGATCTTTCTCCTTCTGTTGCACCAGATCAAGCTTCTACTCCAACACTTCCTACTCTCTAAATAAGAAATAGTTATTCTATTTCCTATGGCTGAAGTTCGTAGCGATGTAAAAGAAGAAAAGAAAGATGAGAAGAAGAAGGGTGCATTTGGTAAGTTTAAAGAAGCAATCTTACCAGATGCCTCAGAACAAGCAGCACTACTCTCAAGTATGGTCAGATTGGGCGTACTTGTGTGGTCCGGCGGAATTTTGACTTTAAATTACGTGGCCATACCTGGGGTTCCTCAACAGAAAATAGATCCGACATTTATAGCTTCAGTTTTTACAGGGGTTTTGGCTAGCTTCGGCATCCAAACTGCATCCAAGAAGGGTGATGGAACAATGAAGATGGATCCTGCTAAGGTTGCTGCTGCTAATGGTAATGGGAATGGTGGAACAGTTCAGACAATTAGAATTGAACAGATGCCATTGAAGATTATTGCAGCAGACATTCCTGCAAGTCTTGATCCCAAGAAAGATAAGCAACCACCTACTGTATAAAATAATATATAATACGGTTGCAAATTAACAAATGGCATATTCGATTACACTTCGTTCTCCTGATGGAGAAGATACCGTCATAGATTGTGAAGATGACCAGTATATCCTAGAGGCGGCTGAAGAGGCAGGTCTAGACCTTCCTTCTTCATGTCGTGCTGGTGCATGTTCAGCATGTTTAGGAAAGGTATTAGAGGGATCGGTTAACAATGATGAACAATCTTTCTTAGATGATGATCAACTAGATGATGGATGGTCTCTTCTATGTGTAGCGACACCTGAGTCAGATTGTGTTATACTTACAGAACAAGAAGAAAATTTGGATTAAAACTATGTCTTGTAACGATCACGACAAAATGAACCCTGTTTCACATGCTTTATATCATGTGAAGGAATGGGATAAGAAAATGGCAAAGAAACTTCAGGATAAGTTTAACTTAACTGATTATCAAATGCTTTGTATTGCCTTTGCTAAAGGATTTGTTATTGGTGCAATTTTACTATGACGAAGCATTGGCAAGATAGATTCAGTGAATGGTTAAGAAAATTCTGGGTTGACGAAGAATACAATCGACAAGTAGCAGAGGCTGAGAAGAAACAATTGTTTCTTCAAGGTCTTAAAGACAAAGGGTATTCTTATGATACAGGAAATGAATGGTGGGAAAGAAAATGGATTACTAATGGTGGTAAGGAATCTATCTTAGAAGTCTATCAACAATTAGAAAGCGGTGCTTGGAAACAATTAATGATTGGTTATGGCGATCATGTTTTCTATGAAGAACAGGTAGATGGATCAGTATGAATATCTTAAGAGGCAATATTATTTGGCAACACATATGGAACTTACTGAAGAGAATGTGATTAGAGTTCTTCAAGAACTCCAACCTTACATTGAGGCAGATGGTGGATGGTTAGAGTTTGTGGAGATAGAACATGAAACAAATTTCGTTAAGGTTAGACTTGGTGGTGCATGTTCTACATGTGCTATGAGTGCCATTACACTTAAGCAAGGTATAGAAAGTAAATTGATGCATGAGATCCCTGATTGTTATGGAGTTGTTCAAGTTTTATGAGTGATACTGATTTTTTTCAAGGTAAGGTAAAGACAGTATTCAATACTGCTGAACCTGATAAAGTTCTCATACAATATGAGGATAAAGTTACTGCTGGAAATGGTAGGAAGGTAGACTTTCCTGAAGGTAAGGGGAAGGTTTGTATGGAAATCTCTGCTTTATTATTTCAGGTAATGGAAAAGCATGGGATAAGAACCCATTACATAGACACAATTCCTGAAAGGATAATGACTTGTAAGAAGGTAGATATTATTCCAATAGAAGTTGTAGTAAGAAATATTGCTGCTGGTTCTATAGTCAGACAAACAACATTAGAAGAAGGGCAAGTTATTAATTGGCCTTTGGTTGAGTATTATCTTAAGGATGATGAGAAGGATGATCCATTACTTACAGAGGATCGTGTTAATCTAATGGGTTATGGGGATGTCTTAGAAGATCTAGAATATACTGCTAGAGAAGTTAATGCTATACTAAAGGAGATCTTTCGTAAGATAGGTCTTACACTTGTTGATTTTAAACTGGAGTTTGGTTATGATTCTGAACAAAATTTACTCCTTGCTGATGAACTATCACCTGATGGAATGCGGCTTTGGAAAGAAGGTAAGAGTTTTGATAAAGATTTGTTTAGGAAAGGGGAAGGAAATATTGTAGATGCTTATAAGATGATCCTTTCAAAACTTAGTCAGTGAGTCAACACCAAACTAGGCAAAAATTACTATAGTATGCTATAAATATTTGCAGTATGGGATTGAAAGAATCATGCCCCTAACGCAACAAAGACATTACACTGTCGGTTATCACGATAATCAACTACATCATTATGAGATATGTGAATATGCAATGAGTGCATATGACGCAATACAGCATAGTAAAGAGGATGTTCCTGCACTAAAGGATCATCCTCATTTTATTGATTACTGCACCAGCGAAGAGGTTGATAACATCTCTCGCCTTATGTCTGCAGGTATACCAATGGGACATTAAATTATGACTACATTAATAATACGTTACAAGCATGAGATTATGTGGTGGATGAGTAGATTAACTATCATGCTCACTGCACTATTCTTATCTTTCTCATTAGCACAACAAGCATATGCTGCTGAGATTCAAATGGGTTACGA